CTTGCTCAGGAGATGCGTTAGATACGTGGAAGTATTCTAAATCATCAAAGATAGCAGAAACTTCAGAAGAAACTACGATCCAGTTAGCACCACCTCTCAATGTAGACTTGTGGATTTGAGCAGACAATTGGTTGATTGCCGTGATCAAAGTTTGATTCCAGTCTTTTTGAGTATAAGATGTAACGATTTGAGTTCTTCTCCATCCGTTATAATCCCAACGTAGATTCCAAGCAGCACCTTTACGTAAATCTCTTAAGATTTCACGGTCAATTTCAGCAGCAACTTGTTCAGATAATAAAGCTGTCAATTCAGCCTCAGCGTCGATGTTGTGGAATGCCGCAACGTCTTGTGCTAATTCTGGAGACCATTGAGCTCTTAATTTTCTTTCAGTTACAGAAACTGTTACAGATTCTAAATCAAAAGAAACCTCACCGATTTGGTCTTCAAATTCCATATTTTTATATCTTCTCCAGATTGCGATGAATGGTGAATTTCCAGGAGTTGATAAGTTATCACCAATTTCAGTAATTGATGTACCAGTGTATCCATCAAGTGATTGAGCTTCACACTCAGCACATACTGGACATTGTAAATCAACTTCTAAATAGATACATCCTGTGAAGTCACAGATGTTATCAAAAGAACCACCATTTCCGGCATTATCACCATTTCCAGTACCATAAGGGAATACAGTTTGTGTTGATCCATATGTAGGAGAAACAATTCCTCTACCATATTGTTGAGTTACAACTCTAAATAATAATGGAACTGCACCACCAGTACCACCAGTAAATGGACTACAAGGTGTAGTTACGTATGTTAAATTATTTAAATCCGCAAAGATTTTAAGGTCAGAAAGAAATGCTTCACTATCAATTTCACTACCATCAGGTCCGATTAATTTACCAGTACCAGCTTGTGCAAAACCACAAAGTTTAATAATCATTTTTCTAACGTTTATTCCGTTGTATTGAGTACCAGCAGAAACTAATGTACCACCAGACCATACTTGTGCAGTTGCGTAACCAGTAACAGAAGTCCAAGCTCCTTTAGAGTAGTCAAATAAACCTTGAGGATCTAAACCAGCTTCAGGTCCTTCATAAAATAAATCATAAAGATTTTTAGCATATGGTGTTCCTGTTCCACCTGGATATCCAGCATTTGCGTCTGCTTGGTAATTTCCAGTAGAACCGATTGGTGCGTAATGTGTATTTGCACTAGTTACAAGATCGTTATAACCTTGGATTTTAGGTACAAAGAAAAACAATTTACCAATAGGTAAATTCATTGCTTGTACAGATACGATTTCGTTAGCCAACAATTTAGAGAAAACTCTTCTTACGATTGGGAATACAACTGTTTCAAAAGCTCCGTTTGAACCTTCTGAAGTTGCTTCGTTAATCAAGTGAGAAGCTTGGTTTTCATATAATTGTGCAACGTTTTCTTTTAGGTGACCTTTAAGGCCTTCAAGGAATCCTAATTTATCCCATTTGTTAATAGTATCTTCTTTAATAACCTTAAGGTGTTTTAACCCAATGTTACCAACAAGACCTGATTCTAATAATGCTCCCATTTTTAATTTTTTTTTGGTTTTTTATTTTATGTATATTATAAATATACGGTTTTTGTAAAAAGTTTATTTTTAATTCATTTTTCCCATTAAATCTTTCATTCTAAGGAATTGAGGATTTTCATAAGTTTTAGATTCAATTAAGTTAATCGCTGAACCAGAAGTAGGTGTTTTAACAACCCTTCTTTCTATTGACTCATTAATACTTTTTGTTGTTTCTGTCTCTTTTCCTGTAGATAATTGATCTTTAATAGATTTATAAAGATTTTTAGATTCTTTTAAAGTTTCAACATTGTCAAATCTTCTAAGAATATTAATCTTTTCTTGTTTAGTTGTTGAATGTTCTGTAAACAATCTTGTCGCATACGCTAAGTTAGAATTGAATACCGCAACTTCATTTAATTTTTCTCTGAAAACATTTAATGCGTTTCTATATTCTTCATTCTTTTCTCTTAACATTGTAACCTCTTCGTTTACATTCTTTTTGATTGCAGTATTTGCTTTTGAATAAACTCTAGGTTTTGGTAGACCACCATCTCTAAATCTGCTACCGTTTCCTAATGTTCTAGAAGCTTCTTTAGTTTCTATTTTTTTAACGGTACTTCTGTTAGCTTCTTTAGTTTCTACTTTTTTAACGGTACTTCTGTTAGCTGATTTCTCACCAAACCCTTTTGAGTTTACGTCGCTTTTATAATCAAATTTTGCTTTTCCGGTATATTTGGTTTTTGATCCTTCTTTCATATCTTCGTCAAACCCTTTTTCCATATTTGGTTTTTTACCATATTTGAATTTTGATGGATTACCCATTCCCATTCCTTTTGCCTTAAAAGCTTTTTTAGATTCCATAACAGCGTCTAAATCTAAATCCATATCTTCCATTTCATCAAATTCATCGTAACTCATACCGCCTTCCATTTCACCAAATTCATCGTAACTCATACTGTCTTCCATTTCATCAAGGTCGATACCATCAAACCCTTTTTCCATATCGTCCATTTCAACTTCGTAAATTGTTTCAAATTCGTCTTCATCAAATTCATCAAATGAAAATTCGTCTTCATCTTTAAATTTATCAAATGAAAATTCATCTTTACGGTGTCTACGACCGCCTTCTTTCATTTCATACTCATCTTCTTCTGACTCACCAAGTTGGATCAAATACTCAACATCTTTTTCTGTATCTTTTAGATGTAACATATTATTTTCTTTTTTAACTACAATACTATCAGTTGGATCTAAACTTCTGAAAACTGTAATAACCTCATCGTCACTGAAACCAGTAGCGTCAATTGTTTCTTCATCTTCATCGTCCATATCAACATCCATAGTAGGTGCAGATAAATTATCAGTTTCTACTTCGTCTGAATCAACATCGTCTTCTTCGTCACCCATAAGATTCATTTCTTCTGAATCATCCATAGTGTCGACATCAACTTCCTCGTCATCATCCATAGTATCAACCTCTGTGTCAATCTCTTCTTCCTCTTCTTCAGCCTCTTTAAGAGATTCTTTTACTAGTGAACTGATTTCTTCCTTCATTGTAGAAGCAAGTATTCCTTGTGCGTTTCTATTGAGAGCTTCTTCCAAATTTCTGATTTGGAATATCGCGTCTTCAATTTCTGAATTTTTGTTTTTCATATTATTCATTCTTTTTATAACAAATAAATATATGAAATTTGGAAAAAGTTTTTTTTTGACATAAAAAAAAGGGAAATATCATAAGATACTCCCCTTTTTATAAAAATAATTTAGTGTTTTACTCTATCACTTCATCAATTTTACTTTCAGTAATAGACGTGATTCTCCAATCCATTGTGTAGTTCTCATACACTTTTGTAATTTTAGCTTCAACATCGGTTGGTGAATAACCCATAACCAATTTTTCTTCTTTTACTTTTTTTACTCTACCAGATTCTGAATCTAATAAATCTGATGTAATCTTTGTTACAAAATATTTTTCTCCTTGTTCCATAATTTATTAATTTGATATAATTATAAAGCTTATTTTTTAATTAGTCAAATATTATGGTTGATAATCAAAGGCATATCTGGTCGCAATATCATATATTAAATCATTAACTTCTGTTGAAACAAACTCAGATATAATTTCGTCCAATTCATAATCATCAATTTTATCAAGCACAACTTCAAAATTAATATCATTTTCTTCAATTTGTTCTTCTATTGGCCCACGATTTATATAAATTTTTAACGTGTTCTGATTGTTCTTGAATAACTTGTTTAACTATTCTTGTTAAATCCGATTCTGTTAGTCTAATAATTCTTTTCATATCAACATTTTAATATAAATATGTTGATAAAATTACTTTTTTAAATAATTATCAATAACATTTTGAATTTCAGAATCATTACCAGTATAGATTATATCAATAAGGTATTTGTGTAATGGGTATATTTCATCAGCAAGTACTCGTTCTTCGTACTCAAAGTTTTTTTCATCTTTTCCAGATTGTAAATTTTTTATAGGTAAACCGTTAAAATCAAAAGGCTCAACAATATATTTTGTTTTTAATTTTTCCTTATCAATAACAAAAGTCATATCTAAATCACCGATTGAACCATAACTACCAGCACCCAAATCATTAATGTTTTCTGGATACCAATTTTTATTTCTTGTAAATGAGATATATTTATTTTTTCCCAACAATTTTAACTGTTTGTCGTATGCTTTTTGAGCAGACCTTGGTTCAACACCTTTTAATGTGTTAGATTCCATAATCAATAAACCATTACTTGTTGATGTTCTATGATAAAGTGGTTGTCCTTGTATATCCTCAAGTTTTTCATTTATTACACCCATCATTGACTGGATTCTTAATATTTGTTCTTGTAATTTCATATTTTATTTATCAAGAAATGTTGACAATTTATCCATTAATTTTTTTGTTTTATCAACTGCGGAGGATTCCATACCGGTAGCTCTTTCTATATTCATTCTTTTTTCCTCATCTAAATTTTCTTCATATTTAGTTCTATCATCTTTATCTAGGAACAAATATGCACCCGGTGTTGACGGAGAAGACACAAGGTCAAAACAGATTAATTCAAAATCATCTTGTACTTCATTTTGTTCACCAACCTTTTTTAAGGATCCAACACCACGAGAAGATATACCTAATGTTACACCTTGACGTAAGTAGTTTGCCGCCATATCACCTTTTGTTGATACAATACCTCTTTCGTGAAAACCTGGTGATGTTAATAATTTTAATTTACCTAATAATACTGGGCCATCCCACCAAACTTCTGTTATCATATGTGAAACACGATCAAGATCAATAAGTGAAGATTCTGGGTGATTAAGCTCCGAAAGAGATGTCCCCTTTTCAATTAACTTTTTATAATTTTCCGCTTCTCTTTTTAATATCTTTTCTGGATAAACCCTACCGTTCCTATTTGGTGTGTTGTATTTTTGTAATACAGCATAAAATTCAAACGGTTTTGAATGATCCATAAAACTTTTAGATTCCATTATAAAATGGTTATTCATTGAGTTTGGATTTATATATCCTGCGTCATACTCAACAAGAATTCCTTTACCGGTATCGTTTGGTCCTAAAATTTTCATATTTAATTTTTATTATAAATACTAAATATTTTCGGTTTTTATTTTTTGTGGTTTTGAATTTCCTTGTTTTGTAAGATAAAACTTAAAATATTCGTGATTAATCAATACATCGGAATATATATCTTTTGTTAATTTTTTTAATTCTTTTTTTAATATTAGTGATTTAAAATCAATTTCATCGTTTAAGAATAATGTGATTTCTAGATTCATAAACGATTTCTTTTTTACTTGAATACCACTGGTTCTTAAATCTAAATCAACAATAAAATTTTGATTAAATAAGTTTTGATCTAGTCTATTATAAATAGAATGTTTAATTGCTCTTGATACGTTTGAAACAACCCTTGTCCAATTTTCAGAATCTTTTTTTGGTTCTACCCAAGTTTGAATGTTTAAATAAAGTGATTTAAAATTTTTAGAATCTACCGTTCCATAGTGAACTTTGCTGGTTTTAAAACCAATTAACTTTTCAGTTTTACCTTTTTTCATATATTTTTCATACTACATATGTTTATTTTTTAAAAATTTACATAAAATTAGTATATATATCAATATAATTAAAAATTAATATGCTAATAGTAAACGTAAAGAAAGGTGACATTGAAAGGGCTCTCAAGGAATTAAAAAGTAAGGTTATAAGGACTAGACAAAATAGTCACCTAAACGATAGAAAAGAATACACCAAAAAATCTGTGTTAAAAAGACAAATAAAAAATAAAGCGATTTACCGTCAAAGGTTACAGAACAACTCTTAAATATTGTTGTTTAGTCGTTTTAATTTCAAGTAACCATCCCTACTAAAAGTTTCCTCATCAACTTTAATTATTGTTTCGTTAATTGTGTTTAAAACCTCATTGTCAGTTTCTTCTTTTTTCAAATTTGATAGTCTAGAAACAACACTTTCTTTTAAAACATCAAATTCAATTTCAAGTTTTGAATCTTTTTCTTTTAAAACTTTTAATAAATCTTTTTTTTCACTTTCGTCAAGTTTTGATAGATATTCATTAACAGTTTTGTTGGCGGCATTTACCACTTTATCTAATGGTAACTTAACATTAGGACCATCATAAACCAGTTTTGGTTTATTTAACGATTCTGCAACAAAAGACTTACTTTTTAACTTATCTTCTAATGAAGAAACGTCTTTAGAAAAAAGATTATCAATATGTTTATATTTGTTCTCACATTTTAAATGACCGACCCACATTTGAATCTCTTTTAAATTTGTTTTTGAGATATTTTTTGAAATTTGGTTATACATTTTAACAGATTCATTTATGAACTCTGTTGCTAAACTTTCATTAAGACCCTTATTTGATGACAATTCATCATATAAAAAATATAGTCTTGCCACGTCTTTATTTTCCAATACTAACTCATTAAAGACAAAGATATCTTTTTTAAGTGTTTTTCTATTAAAAGAGTTATTTAAAGATTCTTCTATTTTTGTTTTTAATAATCCAAATTCCATAATATGTTTTTATTATAAATATTAGTCTTTTAACAATTTGCTTAACGCATCTTCCATTGTACCCAAAGAATTTTTTGCTTTTGATAAATCAAAATACTTATCACCCAAAATATCGTCACTTTCTAAAAGAATTTTTAAATTATTTTCTTTGTTTTCTGGTAGTGTTGGTAAACCACCCGGTTCTCCTCCAGGGGGTGGTGGTGGTGACGATAGCGACCCTAACCCTCCACCCATAGCCGGTGGTGGTGGTGGTCCTCCAGGAAGTGATTCACCACCTTCAACTGTTTCAGTTGTACCGGTTATTGTTTTATAAAGTCTATCCACATTATCAAATAAACCAGTATGTGTAATAACTGTTGGTGTATTTGTAAGTTCAGCCGATACCGCTCTTTCAAGTCGTTGTTGTTGAATGTCAAGTTTAATATCTTCATCTGAAAACCCAAAAATGTGTTTTTTAGCCCAAGTTGCTGACGTAGGAGCTAAAGTTTCTGCAATTGGTGTAACAAGATCTTTATATAATAATACTTTTTCTTTCCAAACATCAACCATTAATAAATCGGCTTGTTTAGATGGATTTGTAAGACCTAGTGTAAAATTTTGTAACTCATCTTCAAAACCTAATAAAAATAAATGAACGATTGCAATTTTATTTAATTCGGCAATAATTGCCTTTTGGATTTTATTAATTGTTCTTGCAAAACGAATATCTTGTAATGATAGGTTTTTACCATCACCAACAACTTCTTCAAACCCTAAATAAGCTTTTGGTACACGAAGTGCCGTTACAAGTTTTTTCTGGATATATTCTATATCGGCAATTTCAGATAAATTTTGCGCACCAGGCAATGTATCAATTGGCATCGCAGCCGCTGGATCTCTAACCGGTATAAAATAATCTTGATCAACAGCCATTTGATTAAAACGTAAATCCACATTTCCAGTGTTTTTATCAACAACTTGATCACGTTTAAATTTATTTGCAACACGTTGTACATAAGCCTCAACGTCTTTATCGTCCATATTTCCAACAAATACCTTAAACACCCTTCTTTCTGGCGCTCTTGACGTTCTATATATCAACATTGCGTCTTCTGATAACATTAACTGTTTCCAAATACGTCTAGCTTTTTCTAACATTGATGTACCATAAGGAAGTTTTCTATCATCACCTAATAATCTAAAGTGAGCAACCTCCCAACTGTTAAATTCCATATCTTTTGTTTTCCAATGGAATCTTAAACCTTTTTGTTTTGGGTCAACTTCAGCGTTTACAGATCTAACAACCATACCACGTTCTAACCTTTCTATCTCTATGTTAGGTAATTGCATACAACCTATAATACCTTTTTCTGGGTCTAGTTTTAGGTATACAAAATTATCACCATACTTACAAGTGTTTCTAATCCACATTTGTAAGTTTATGTTTATATCTAAAACATTATTAAATAACTCAACAAGAATTGCCTTAATTCTTTTTGATTCAGAGTAAACTTGCAAGATGTAACCATCTTCATTTGGTGTTGTAGATTCTTCGGCATAAATGTCAAGAGCTGTTGAGATTTCTGGTGTAAACTCCATTGATTCGTAGTCATAAAATGCGGCCAACCTTGTTGGTTCATAATAAATGGCTTGAGTATAAAGATTATTCTCAATTTTTGTCCATTGATTTGCCAGATAAAAGGTTTGTTGAGCTTGGAGTTTTTCCGTCTCATATTCTTTTTTGTCTGTTGTTCTTAATAACTCTTTTTTGTCAAATTTATAAGTTGGTATGTCTTGTTGTAATAAACCATTTGGACCAAAAGTTTGGGATAACCTTTGGAATATTGTAAGATCTTTATTATTTTCTATCATATTATAAATGTATATATTTTTATATCTTTATAAATACTTTCATTAACACCAGATTAAATTGTCAAATCCTTGTGTTGTTATATCTTCAAAAAGTTGAGTTTCAATATAACAAGTTGTTATTAGAATCGTTGTTGTAGTAGTTGTAATCGGTATTATTTCCTTTGTACTTTCGTTTGTTATTATTTTTTTATCAAATGTTAGTTGAAATTTTTTAACGTTATATATATTTTGCCCAGTCACAATTAATCGTGAACCACCAATATAATTTCCAGACCTTTTTCTACTTTCTAAACCCATTTTTTATAAATATTATTATTTTCCAAATAACCAAGAATATGTTTTATAATCATTTTTAGTCGGATTGTTAAGTTCTCTCCCGTATCTATCCACCATTCCGGGCATACTAGGTAAAACAGGATCAAAATGTAGTTGTTTTCCGACACTGTCATTATCTGTCACTGTCCAAGACTCAATCATAACTTTTGTTTTCTCTGTTACCTTTTCAAGTTTTGAAAATGCCGACTCACCGACATAAATAGCCATAGAAATACCCATAATAAGGTCATCGTGTTGCCCCCTTTGATGATCAGGTCTTCCGTTTACGTATACAAATGTGTTCATTTCATTGTATAAACGAACACTTTTAATTTTAAATTTATGTCTTACACATTCCTCAAGTGCGGCAATGATTTGCACACGTTTATTATTAAAGTTAATACCAGGTATTTTATCTGTTGTGTTTTTATTTACCGCCCAGACATTCATTGTATCAACACCATCAATATATAAATTCTTATAACCTAATTCTTGCATTTTTCTTACCGTTGTAATACCCATACCACCGGTGATATCAACAACACAAAATGCGTTATACATTAAACCCCATTTATAAGCAATTTCGGCTAATGCATCTGGGGGAATTTTCCCAACATATTCTAATACTTGTTCTCTTTCATTAAAATCAATAATCTGAATAGATGAAAAATCTTCACTGTCTCCACGGGAAACGTCAACACCCATAATGTATTTATGCCCTTGTTCTGGCTCTTTCCACATCCACAAAGAATTACCCATCATTTTATTTGGTGCGTCTTGTAATGTACTATCTTTTATATAATCTAATTGTTTTGAGTCAAAAACGTTGTCACCAGATCCTAGAAATTCACAGTTAAGCTCTTGGTTAATTTTACGTTTATCGTATTTTAATTTTTTAACCATTTTTTCATACCAAGGAGAACAAGGTTTGTATCCTTGGGTGAAAAATTCTTTTATTTTTTCATAATCTCTTTCGTATGGATCTGTGTCAGCAAATGAGATGTTTTTAGAATGGTCTTTTTCATCTTTATTTAGTAGATAATCAACCATATCATCAGTTGGTACCAAATATAAGTCTTTTGAATATCTTGGGTCTTTCCACCAAAACATTTCAGAGATTTTGAAGTCGTTGATCCCTTTAATTGATTGACTATATACATCATAATAAATTGGATCATAACCATTTGGTGTTGAGACAACGATTACTTTACCACCCGTAGATAGTGATGCCATACAAGCCGCCCAGAAATCACCATCAGCCTCAATAAACGCAGCTTCATCAAATATAAGTACCGTTGGTGTATAACCCCTCAAGGCATCTCGTGATGTTGCAACAGCTTTTACTTCACAACCATTTGTTAATTTATAATGTCTTTGTGAATTTTTGTCTGGTGAAAACGTAGCGCCAACCCATTTTGGCCATTGATCAACAAAAACCCTAATCTTATTTGCCATTTCCATTGACGTATCAAGTTTGTTTGCGATAATTAGAATTTTTTCTGGCTGTTCTTTTTTTGCAAATACAAGTCTTTTTGATATCCATGCTGCCGTTACAGTGGTGACTCCAGCTTGACGATACTTTAATGCAATATTTTCTTCATATTCTTCATAATCGGTAAGTAGTGACACCTGATCTGGAAATAACTCCAAAGGTACGTATTTTGACGCTGTATTATCATATGTTTGTAGATATGTTCTTAATGCGTATGATGTATCTTTCATACATCTTACATATTCCAACATTATTTGTTCCTTTGATAAACTCATAGAGATATTTTTATATAAATATCAAAACCCCCAAATTATTTCTAAAATGGGGGTTTTAAATAGTTTTGAATTGTTTTTTATTTATTATTTAATAATTCGTGTAACTCTTCTTCAGTCCAAGTTTCTTTAGCTTCAACTTCAACAAGGACACGTCCTTCTTCAGTTTTAAATTTAATACCTTTTGGTGTTTGTTTTATTTTTTTTACTTTGTGATCACCTACTGTAATCGGTTCGTCATACTTAAATAACACTTTTCTTTCTACGTTTTCCATTTTTACTTTTTTTTATTTAATTTATTTATACGATACACAACATTCCAGAATCACTCCAAACTGTTCCTGGCGCAAGACCCGCTGAACTTGTTGGTATATTACTAAAATGCAAACAGTTTACGTGTGTTGTATTTGCCGCAGTACTTAATATTCCACAACCAACAATAAATGAATTATCGTGTTGTGCTGTATTAGATTGACCGCCAAGTATTGCAGAACAACCATTTATTGATGTGTTATTATAACCACCACTTACGGTTGAGTATTTACCACTTGATGTGTTAGAACGTCCACCACCAACAAATGAATAATCACCAATTGATGTGTTTTGACGACCACCACTTACTGTTGAAGTAAAGCCACTTGATACGTTACCAGAACCACCACCAATTGTTGCGCAAGAATTTGTAATTCTATTATCATAACCGCCACTAATTGTTGAATAAAATCCACTTATTGTGTTATTTTCACCACCACCAATAGTTGATACTTCACCTTTAAGAATTGTATTATCATCACCACCACCAATAGTTGAGTAGCATGATGCTGTAGTCATTGTGTTATTTGCACCACCACCAATAAATGATGCATAACCGGAAGTTGTGTTTTCATATCCACCAGAAATTGTTGAGTATTCACCAGATGCGGTATTTCTACACCCACCACCTACAGTTGCATAACCATAATTACTAACATAAATATTTGATAAAGTAACATTATCAACACCAGTTGTTCCACTAGGAAATATACTACCATCAAAAAGTAATATATCACCATCCACATATCCAGAACCACCATTAATACGATCAACATTGTAAGAACCACCCCCATTAAAAGAAAATTCAAACTCAGCGCCATAACCACTAATTGTTGATGCGCTAGTTGGGGAATAAGGACCAAATGGACCTCCTGTGTTTAAAGAACCACTGTAAGAGTCGTTCCAACTATTAATAGTACCGATAACACCAGCATCATTACATCTTCCACCACTGATTGTTGAGTATCTTGCTTGTGCTGTATTACATCTTCCACCACTAACAACGGAATAACACCCATTTGCTTCGTTGCAAACATCAATTCTTTGTGTTGAGCAACTTCCAGAACCGGTTTCATATAAGTCCAATATTGGGCTTCCATTGATAAATATTGATCCTGCGTTTATTAAATCTACATTTAAAGGCATAATTTTTGTTTTTAATTTTTTTATTTACTAATAAATATTTACAATTTTAGTAATATTACTATTATTTCATTTTTTTTAAAAAAAAACCCCAATCAATTAAGAAAGGGGTTTTAGGACAATATTTTATTTAGGTTACAAACCTAATCTTGTTAAAATATCATCATCTTCTTCGTCGTCTTCATAATCGTCATCATCATTTTCTTGATATTTTTGATATAATGACTTTGCTTGTTGTAGTAAATCTCTAAATCTTTTTTGTGCTTTTTCATTATCTGACTTATCATCAGAAACAACGTTTGCAATAACATCTTTAAGAAATTCTTGAGCCGGAATACTGTAAAGTAACTGTTCAAAGTAAGGAACATATTTTTTTCCATCAGCATCAATTGTTAATTCATCAGGTAATAATGATCTTAATTTTCTAACTAATTCACCACCAACACGGAAATTCATTGGTTCGTTTTCCATCGTATCCGTTTGACCCATTACTTGTCTTGCCATTTCTGGATCCATATCTTTCCATTGATGTCTTGATGAGATAATAGAAAATGATTTAAAAAGTTCGTGAAGTAAAATAGGAAAAATAACACCATTTGCATAATATGTGTCGTTTTCATCTTGCTCTTCACCACCTTGATCATCATCCTCATCTTCGTCATCACCACTTTGTTGCATTTTTCCAGCGGCACCAGCGGCGTTTCCACCAAGAGTCTCAATTAAATCTTCATTAGTAAAATACATCAAGTCATTTGCACCCATAATTTTATTATATAAAACGTATAGTCCTGGATCAATAGCATCTAATCTATCTTTATACATTTGAAAAGCAAACTGACCACGTTTTCCCTTACCCATTATAATAGCATTGATTACGTTTCGTTTTTCAATCTCTAGTTGTTTTTGTTCATCTGGTGTTAATTCATCAACGTCAAATGAAAAATTTGGAGGTAATGGTAGTTTTTCGGTTTTTTGTGGTTTCATCTGGAATATTGTCGGATCAATTCTTTGTTCACCCAAGAAAGTTAACATATTAACAAAATCAAATTCATAGACAATACCACCCTCTTTTCTAACTTTAATAATTAACCCTTGTTCAACAGCTTGTTCCATTGTCATATTACTGTCTAACCAACCTTCTTCTTTGGCGGCAATCTCTACAGCTAAATCCCTTAATTGTTCTCTATACCTAGGTTCAATTTGCATTGCTTGTCGTACTGATAACATTTGTTCCATTTGAATCGCTCTTTTAACTTGAGGATCTGAAACATTCATATCAGTACTAAAATATCTTTTTACATAGTCTACAATTTCTTTAAATCTAGAACCTGTTAATCTTTCTACATCTGAAACACCACCTTTAAACGCTCTGTTTTTGGCGTATATACCCTCTGGATCCTCAATTCTTTGTTGAGTTCTTGGGTCCATTCTTTCTGGATAATCACCGTAATCAACCGGTGCTTCATTTACAATTTTTCTTATAAGTTTTTCTAATTCTCCTCTATTTCCCATTTTTATGCGTTGTTTAATATTGATGTTATTGCCGACATAAAGTCATTTTTTTGGTTTTCAGCCTTCGGATTTTCCTTAATACCCGGAGCTGGATCTTTATGTGGATTCTTTCTTTTTGGTGGTGTTTTAATTCCTGGTGTTGTTGGCGCTTCTTTTTCTGTTGTGTTTTCTTTCATCTCAAAAGAAGAAATTTTACCAATTGGTCTTTTCATTGTTTTCATCTCCATACCTTTATTTTGTGCAAACATACTATTTTTTTTCGGATTTTCCAACATAAAATTTTCAGAATTATTCTTTTTTTCTTGGATTGATCTAATAAAATCACGTTTTGTCATTGTAGGTTCAATATGTCTTTCAATCATTTCCATAATTCTTTCTTCTAAAAATTTTTCATAATTTTCATCAGTTTTTTTTGAATGTTTTTTTTCTGGCATAGATTCATAATCTTTTTTGGTTGTTTTGTCAGAAAATTCTTCAGCCCTATCGCACCATTCTTTTTTCTTTTTTCCTGTACTGTTTTTACACTTTGTCCAGAATAATCCTTGTTGTGCTTTGGACTCAAATTTTTCTGCAACTTCACCACTTTCAGCTAGATTTGGTACATTACCAGTTGTTACTGCTATTTGGTTATCTTTAGTCACTGAAAATTCTTTATTAACATTTGGGTTATTTGCGACTTTATCAAATTCACCTTTATCAGTTGTTGATGCTGGATTAAAAACACTAGTTTGCGTACTATAAGTTTCTACCTCATTTGTTTCTTTTTTATTACCTTCAAATAACGGTTTTGCTATTCTATATATTTCAGCCGCCATTTTATTAAATTTAGAACCATTAGGTGATTTTGCCCAACGAGCAGCCCCTTTAATCAAATCTAATACTTGATTATCAGATAGTTTATTAGCAGGATCTGCTAAACTCATATTATTATCAATAAAAGCCCTCATACCCTGTAGTGAATCTTTTTTTGCTTGCTCAACATCACCCATAGGTTTAGATTTAAAAAATTTTTCAGCTAAAACACCTACTTGTTTATTGCTTAAGCTCATAATAGTATTAAAATGAATCCCATTTTCTAATAATACCCCAACATTTTTTTTAGTTTTCATACACTACCTTTTTTTCAAATTGTAATACGAGGTCTCTCTCGTATAATTTATCTTTAACATCTTGTTCTTGGTCTCCATATTTAAAAACCAATCTTTTAACTAACGAAAAATCTATTTCATCTTCTTTTTCCCAACCTAAAGCGATAACACCATCAATAGAATCTTGAACCGAAAAAACATCAGAATTTTGTACAAGTTCTAATGTTACCGTCTCGTGTGTTAATGTACCAACTTTTTTTATATGTTCTATATCTGGTGGACTTGGGTAACCATTTGCTGGTCTTGCTTCCCAATTTTCACCCCAAACATCATCCATAGAATCGGTAAAAATAAACTCATAAATATTCTCACCTTTATAATTAGGTCCTAATCCATTTATATATATTAAATAACTCATATTACAGTACCACTTATTGTAATCTTTGTTTTAACAAAACCTTCTTCAAAAACTAAATTACCTTTATTTGTCTTTCCAAGTAATTTTGAATTAGGGTATTTTTCAAAAAATTTAAGTGCTGATTTTTCTTGTTTAATGTTTTCAGAAAGTTTTTTAATATTACCATTTGCTTTAGAAACGGCTTTTTCTTTTTGTTCCAATAACGTTAATTGTTTTCTTTTTTCTGTAAGTGATTCTTCTTTTGAAGAGTTAAAATATTTTGAAATAATTTTATCTACTTTTGATTCACCGAACATCTCAAAATCAGATGTTTCAAAATCATCATAAAATCTTGGTTTTCTTTCAAACCTTGATCCGTGTTTTGGGTAATCAGCGTCTGACTCTTCACCTAATTCGTCTTGAATTGCTGAATTATACTTAATACCAACACTTTTATTAATTGCGTTAGATAAACTCATAGTTTCACCTATTTCACCCATTGTTGGTGCTGACGATTTTTTCATTGGTGGTTTTTTCATCCCCATAGAAGATTTCTCAAAACGACCACCACTCATAGGTTTTGCATCACTTTCTGAATCCATAGATGGTTCTTCAGTATCCATTGGTTCTTCTTCCGTGTCCATAGACGACTCTTCTTCATCATCCATAGTATCAGTATCCACATCATCATCTTCTTCGTCTTCACCCTCTAAACGAGCAATAATATCATCAACATCATCATCGTCTAAACTATCAACATCAATTGCCGATAAAATAGAATTAAGAATGTATTTTGCGTCCTTACTATCAATTTCACTATCTTCAGAGTATGTTCTGATTTTTTGAGCTAATTTACCGGTAAGTTTTTGTATTAATTTAAACGATGAACCACCTTTAGACTCTTTATCTTCTGGTTCTTCTTCAGTGTCTTCTGGTTCTTCTGGTTCTTCTTCAGTATCCATTGGTTCTTCTTCAGTAGCTAACGGATCTTCACCCATAGACGTATCACCCATAGGTGGTGTTGATAAATCATCTGCCGGTTCTTCAGAATCCGACATAGACAAATCACCACCGGTAGATGGTGTTGGCTCCAAGTCTGTTGGTTTGTTTTCTCCACCCATATCTGCCGATGGTGTTATAGGTGTTGGAGGTGTCATTGGAGCAGGTGCCGGTGCGGGTGTACTAATACCTAAACCGCCAGTCATATCCGTAGATGCTGGTTCAGAAGTTTTTTTTGGGGTTGAGTTTAATTTTAGTTTATACTTTTTTTTTTCTTCGTTAAATAACGAAGTCCCCTCTACGTTTTCATATAAAACGTTAAATTCTTTTGCAATCAGATTCATTTTTTTCAACGCTTGTGAATAAGATGAAAAATACTTTCTATTTTGCATAGGTTCAATATAATCGGTTGTAGACTCGTTAAGTCCTTTTTTGATTATATAACCCAATCTTTCTTTTACAATGTGATATGTGTTTCCATCCGATAAATCTAACGAATACTAATTTTTTTGATTTTCATTAATTGAGCTTGGTAAAGTTTCATTGTATCTAGCAATCTCCATAATTCTATGAATTTTGTCCATACCTTGTAATTTTTCACTTCCAATAGGTTTAAGTCCTCCCATAGTATATTTTTTTGAATAAATTATTTTTTCTTAATAAATATATAGAATATTAAGATTATTTTATATTTTTATAAATTATTGGTTCATTGATAATTTTTTATCAATAATTTTTGTTGATAAATCATTTAGTTTTTCTATATAACCATTTCTTCTTAAGATTTTAAACACCAAATTTTCTGTAGAGTACTCACCGTCCTTTTCTAAACCACAAGATCTAAATTTTTTTAACTTATCTTTATATTTCTGTACCAATTCTTTAGCGGTTCTAATGTCATCATCTTTAATTGTTTCAATAAGGTTGTCTATAATATTCATCCATTGTCTAGCTTTTTCTTTTAACAACTCTTTATCAACACTCACCTTTTCTCTTTTAGGAACATTAGACCATTCATCAAAAAGTACAGAATAAACACCGGTAGAAAAATGTGATTCAGTTTCATTTTGTACGTATAACTCAACCTCATATCCTTTAATTGTGATGTCGTGTTTTTGATTATATAACATTTTTTTAAGATTAAATAGTTTTTCGTATAACTCAACTTGGCTTTGATTATATTGTTGGAAATTTGCAACAATGTGTAAATCAAAGTCAGAATATTTAGACCAGTTATAATTTGACAATGACCCAGTAAGGATTATATCGGTAACAACAATATCCACATCAAGGAATTCTATAAATTCATAAGCAATCTGGAGTAGCCCTTCCCTAATTTCTGGTTTCATTTTAGGTGATCCACTACTTCCCTGCCAAACTTTTGTATTTAACTTTGTTTGGGGTTCAAAACTTTTTAATAATTCATTGTCCATTAATTATAAATATTACAAAAATGAATTAACTCAATTTCTTATATTTAAAAATTTTTGCAATACTTGTGTTAAAAAAACTTCCTTGAGACTTTGCTGTTCTAAACGATGTGTATAATTGATGTGGAACATCATCATATTCATAACGAATACCATTTTTAAATTCTGTAACTAATTTTTTTGTTGCGGTATCATATTCTGTTTTTACGATATTTGAAGACTCAATTTGATTTATAATTTTTGTCCCAATAATCTCTTCTTTTAAAATTGCCATAATATAAAATTTTTATAATAAATATTATAACAACTTAAATTCAATTGTATACGATTGTTAGTTTTGAAATTGTTGACATACCGTAATTTTATACCTAAATTTTGAAGAAAAAGATTATGGCAATAGAATTTGTAGACGGCGACGATAAAGGAAAGAAAAAAGACGGTGGTACACCAGTTTTAGATAATTTCAGTAAGGATTTGATTAAACTAGCAGAACAAGGAAAACTAGATCCAGTAATTGGAAGGCAAAAAGAAATTCTTCGTATTGCACAAGTATTATCTAGAAGAAAGAAAAATAACCCCATTATTATTGGTGAACCTGGTGCTGGAAAAACGGCCATTGTTGAGGGATTAGCTATGATGATCCACGCTGGAGAATGTCCTAAAAATTTATCAGATAAACGTATTGTATCATTAGATATTAATTCAGTTGTAGCCGGTACAAAATACCGTGGACAATTTGAAGAAAGGATGAAGGTTATAATTGAGGAGTTACAAGTAAGTCCAAATATTATAATTTTTATAGATGAAATACATACAATGGTTGGTGCGGGAAATAGTTCTGGTTCACTTGACGCATCAAATATTTTTAAACCAGCCTTATCAAGAGGGGAAATCCAATGTATTGGCGCGACAACACTAGATGAATATAGAAAACATTTTGAAAAAGATGGTGCGTTAGAAAGAAGATTTCAAAAAATAATTGTAGATCCATCAACAAAAGATGAAACGTTTGAAATTTTAAAACAAAGTAAGGATAAGTACGAAGAACACCACAAAGTACACTACACCGACGAATCACTTTGGTTATGTGTTGAGTTAGCAGATAGATATATTACCGATCGTGAATTTCCAGATAAAGCATTTGATATTTTAGATGAGGTTGGTTCACGTATGCAAATTGACATTAAACTTCCGGATCATATTGAGAAATTAAAACAAGAGGCTACTGACATTAAACAAGAAAAGGCTGATGTTATTAAAAAACAAAAATATGAAATGGCTGCTGAACTTCGTGACCGCGAAAAAAATATCTTAATGAAACTTGACGAAGAAAAAAAGAAGTTTGAAGAAGAATTAAAAAATAGTAAAAGAGGTATTCCAGAAGATCTAATTTATGAGGTTGTTTCAAATATGACCAAAATCCCAGTCAATAAAATTAACATTGATGAAAAAAACTCACTTGTTAATTTAGAAGATTCTCTTAATGGTTATGTAATCGGACAAGAAGAAGCTGTTAAAAAAATATCAAAAGCAATTAGACGAAATAGAGTGGGGATTAAAGACCCAAATAGACCAATTGGTTCATTTATATTTCTAGGATCTACCGGTGTTGGTAAAACGTTTTTAGCTAAAAAGTTGGCAAAAGAAATTTTTGGTAGTGAAGATAGTTTAATTCGTGTTGATATGTCAGAATATCAAGAAAAACACACAATCTCAAGACTTATTGGGTCACCTCCAGGATATGTTGGTCACGAAGAAGGGGGACAATTAACCGAACAAGCGAAAAACAAACCTTATTCAGTTATCTTATTTGATGAGATTGAGAAAGCAAATAAAGACATTTTCTCAACACTACTCCAGATGTTAGATGATGGTCATATGACTGATGGTCTTGGTAGAAAAATTAATTTTAAAAATTGTTTAATTATTATGACATCAAACATTGGTGTTAGAAAAGTACAAGATTTTGGTTCTGGTGTTGGTTTTAAAACTAGTAACAATAGTGATGTTGTACAAGAAGAATACAAAAGAGACATTTTGAAAAAAGAATTACGTAAGTTCTTTGCTCCTGAATTTTTAAATAGAATTGATGATGTTGTTATTTTTAATTCTTTAGTAAAAGAACATATTGATAAAATAGTAAAACTTGAAATAGAAAAATTGATTGGTAGACTTAATTCTATGCGATATAAGGTCTCATATGAATCTTCTGTGGTTGATTTAATAGCAAAAGTTGGGTTTGATGAACAATACGGCGCAAGACCAATCAAACGTGCAATCCAGGATAAAATAGAAGATTTAATTTCTGAAAAGATTTTAACAAATGATGTTGTAGAAGGAAAAGAATATATGTTGTTTGTTAAAGGAGAAGGTGAAGATCAAACAATAGAAATTGAAGATAGGACAAAACCAGAACCAAAAAAACGTGGTAGAAAGAAAAAGGAGGATTAAAAAACCCTCCTTTTTTACTAGTGTTTGGTATACCCAAGTTCTTCTATCATTAGCTTACCGACCATTATACCATTGTAGGTGTCTTCCACAACAACATATTCATTTCTTGTATGGTAGTTATAATAACCAATTGATATATTAAAACAAGATAAACCAAAATTTTGATTTAATGGGAAAATATCCGTATAAGGATGTCTATGGTATTTGGTATCACCTGGGAAATGTTCAGTGATAAGACGACCACCAACATTAAAAAATTCCGAGTCTCTATTAAACATAGGTTTTGACATAAGATACTCGGAAATCATATTATTTTCCGGAGCATCAAATTGTATTGCGTAACCAACGTTTTCAAAAAATTTAGGATCCGCATTAAAAGACCCTTTACATCCGGTTTCTTCTGCAACAAAAAAAGCGGCCTTTAGATTTGGTAATTCTTTTAACAACTCTAAACATCCATATACACCACACTTATCATCACCACCAATACCAGTGGGTTCACCACTGTCATTATAAGCCTTTAAGGACAGTTTAATTTCTTTTTGAGCGTTGGGTAACATTTCCTCAACAACGTTGATAGAATCAATTGTATGTACCGTATCTGTGTGCGCAACGACGCAAGGAAAATACCCAATATTTTCATCGGTTTGTTTTGTTGCATATATGTTGTAAAAATTATCAACATAATATGTGATTTGATTTTCGTCCAACCAATTGGTTATAAAGTCAATCATTAGATCTTCCTGATATGTCTTTGTTGGGACAGCCAAGACTTCTTTTAGTAATTCAAAATTTCTTTCCATAGTACAAATTTAGAAAGAATAATTTGATTTACAAAAGTTTTTTTAATATTTTTCTGATGCTTTCAAATAATTCTGGGTGATATAACTCCAAATTCAGATCCTCAAGGTTGTCTACAGAACGCCTTTCAACACTGTGATCGCTTTTATATAACTTAAAAACTAATCTATTTGTTGTTGGATCAATGGTTTCAAAAATTACTTGGATACCCTTTTCCGGTATTTCAATAAGACTATTAAACCCACCGAGTTTTAATACCGTATCGTATAATTTATTATATTCTTCAAAGTCGGTACCTTCTAATAAACCTTCTTGCACCGTTTCTAAAATACTTTCAAGGTTTTTTTCAATAATTCTTTGGAGCTCTTCGTTATCAAAATCATCACAATATACGTTGTATTCTAATTCACCCCAATCACTACCTCTAGAAATATGTGAATTATATTTTTCATCAATTTTTTTTAACAACTCTTTTAAATCGTCATCTTCCGCCTTCATCATTTTATATAAACTAAGCAAAATACCAACAGTTGTTTCGTATTTATACGCGGGTTTTATTTCTATAATACCAAATCGACTAAAAGGGTTTGCCGTTTCTTTCTCAAGCACTTGCCGTATTGCTCGTTCTTTACAGTCCCAGTCCAAATTACCATATTCATAAACTATGTCATCAATTTCACTTTTAAAAGAAGTTTCTAAAAATTCGGAAACTTCAGCCGATGAGTCCTCAACATTAAAATCTAACTTTAATGATGGCTTAGTATATCTTAAAATTTCGTTAACAAGATTTACATTATCATCATTAAAGTTATTAATTATATACCCTTGACTCCACTCATCACTATAATGGTATGAATCATAATCAGTATAATAAGAACTCATAACTCTGTTCCACGTATATCTATCAGTACTCTCCTCTTCAATATTTAGGACATCTAAAAAATCATCATCCTTATCAAACGTAATCACAATTTTTGTTGCAGTACCAGAATTAGCTAGCTGTACGTCATAAATTAATCCATCTGGATAATTCCAGCGGTTATGTTCTCCACCTTTTGCTAAATTCATTAAAAATTCATAAGTCTCACTTGCCATATTTATAAATATAACAAAAAATTAAAATATGAAACACATTGTTGTAGTTAGAGCAAACTTCCAAGATGATCAGGTATTTAAAAAATATTTAAAGGTTGCAAAAGAAACATTTTTTCCTGGGATTAATTCACAGATCAATAAAAATTTTACACTATGTTTTACTGTTAATGAAAAACATAAAGAAATTATTAAAAATCTAGTTGATAACAAAATTAATACTATTTTTTTTAAAGATAATACAGAAATTAGAAGACATTTACAAAAAGAATTTTTTGAGATTCAAACAAGACACGATTTTGATGACTGGATGAGGGAAAATTATATTCAAAAAATACAACTAGAATGGAATAAAACCAAAACACTACAGGCGGACGTAAATACTATGTTAATTCAAAGCCAACCAAACCTATACCTTTTTAACACAAAGACTAGATATTCAAACAGCTTTGTATCAATGCATCTATCACTTTGTCAAATAGTAAATAAACATTTTATTTTTGAACAAATGCACCATAAAATGAATTTGATAACAAAAAAAATAAAGTTACTCCCAAATGGATACACAAGACTAGTTATTCATAATAATAATAAGTTATCAAATATTAACAGTTAAAACTTTGAATATATTTGTATATATTTAAAAATATACTTATATTTGTATATAGTTCTTTGAAATATGGGTCCGTATTGGAATTGACGGGCGTTGGTTGAATATTAGAAGCATGCCGAGACTGAATTAATCTCGTTAAAAACTGATTTAGAAAAACAACTGGCAATTTGCTAAACAAAATGGAAACTCTTGGTTTACTAAGAGGTTCTGAAGTTACTGTAGCTTAATAAGTTTACGGAAACGCGAGCCGGTTCACATACGCTCAGGAACAGAAGTGACTAAGGTGGAATACGACTGAACCCGAAATCGAGTCGTCCATTGGTTGTTGATTTACGATGGTGAAGAACAGGTCAACTTTGTTTTTGGTCAAATTAAAACCAAATATTTTGGGGTATTAGAAAATACCAACCTAAGCATGTAGTTGTCTTTTAGACAAGACGAGCCGGACGAGAGTTCGAAACTCTCCGGATCCACCAATTAATGCCACTATTTAATTATAGTGGTATTTTTTTGTTTTATGGGGTTGGTTATATTTTTTACTAATGTCATTAAAAAATACAATAAATTAAAAACCCCACCTTTATAGGATGGGGTTTTGTTGTTTAAGAGGTTATCTTAACTTACTTAACAGCAGTAGTATCTTTTACTACAACGGTTGCTTCTGGTGTTGCGTCAGCAGTTGCATTTCCTGTTCCTTTTTCACCACAAGATGTCATAAGAGAAATTGCCGTGAAAATCACTAAAGAAATTGAAAATAATTTTTTCATTTTGAATAAGGTAATTTTTTGGTTTATTATATATAATATATATATCACATTTCTATAAAAAGAAAAGGACAACCACTCGTTGCCATTAATTTTTTTTAATAAGAATTTAATTTTAGAATAAAAACCTGAGATTACAGTTTTTGTAAGTGTCTTTCGAGTCATTATTGATTCTACTCTTATCCACAGGATTTTGTCCTGTAACACTCATTACCGATTGGTTAGACCAATCACTTCTTGACGACATAACTACTCTCTTACTACTCCTGTCTCCTCAAGATTGCGTCCTGATTCAGTCTTCGACGACCTAGAGATTTTTCATAAAAATACGGTCAAACTTGCGGTTATCACGTTCCACTGACTGCCAGTGAATAGGTGGGTAACTTCCATTATATCGTGACGGACACTTTTGCTTTATAGTTTATAAATGTTAGTTTATTAACATAAAAGTTTTTGTGTCGTGGATTGGTCAAAGCAGTGGTCCGTCTTAAGCTTCATTATCTTTTGAATAACAAAATACCAAACTGCCTCGTGAAATGTCCCCATTTCCATATTTCTAGACTACTTCGTGATCGAACCCTTGGTAGGGGACGGTCAAGGTTAATAACAACACCACTTGTACGTTAACATACCTTTCGGTTTTAAGTATCCTATCATAATGGAACACGCAATAATAAAATTGGAAACTCTATTTTTTGCATAATTCCTACGGGTTATTCCTATTGGTGTTCCCACCTCAACTAGACGACCCACATCGCCTATTCATTTAACCACTTTCCCTACAGCGTTGCCCTCGGTACTAAAGATTAAACGGTATCCCGCTTGTGTACTTGACCTCAATAAATCCGAAGATTTATCAAGACGCAAATAAGTTAACACAACTTACTCACTTTATCCTAGTTTCCCAGTTTATTTTATGGACTATACACGGCCCAATATCTTTATCAGTTTCATTACTTACTCCTGAATGGATAATTCAATTTTCAAAGAACGTTTCAGGACTTTTCCTGATTTGTTTTACAAAGTTACGACATTTTTTTTAATCTGTCAAGTATTTTGTAAATTTTTTTTTATTTTTTTTCTATAAAGACATGTTCTGTACCACTTTTAGTTGCCATAATATGTGCAAATTCCAAATTTGGTGTATAAACTCTTTGTCCTTCAGCGTTGACATATCCGTAGATTTCAACTTCTGTTACTTCATTTTGTACTTCACTCATTTTGTTTGTTTTTAAATATATTACAAACTTACAATAATTTTATTTATGAGTCAAATATTTTTTAAAAATAATTTTAAATTGGTGCTCCATCGTTTGCATACCAATCAGTACCATCTGAAATAAACCTAGTTTCGGTATATAGTGTCGTTGGTAAATTTAAAACACCACCAGAACCATTAATTGTTCCACTTATTGAACCAATAAAAGCTGAACTTGTACCACTTACTCTTATTAAGATAATTTCTTTACCAGCTTTTGGTCTTGGTAAATAGATAGTCCCACCTGGAGATGGTGTTTCATAAAACACAATACTATCGGTATTATTTAAATTTGGATCTATAGTCGCATCCACTGTTGTAATATTTTTACTAACGGAACCAGCCATCTCAACACTAGGTAAGTAAACTGTGTTGCTTGTTGTTGCTGTAATATCATTAACACCCAAAACAACAATACTATCACCAGAAATTGTAACGCCGCTAGATGAAATTGCACTTGATAGATTACCAATAATTTGTTGTTGCGTTCCACCAATTGTTGATGAGTAATCACCAGAAATAGTATTTAAACTTCCCCCACCAACTTTTGAATAATTACCTCTAATACCATTTGCAAAACCACCATCAATAACGTTGTATTGGTTAGTTGTTGTTGATAGCACCGTAATTGCAACGTCGTCGGCTGGACTGGACCCACCAAACGCGTAGCCAGGTACGGTTAATGTGTCACCAGTAAGATAATTAAATCCTGGGTTATCAATTGTTATATCAACAATTGAATCTAAAAAAAACTGTACTGAAAATATTGCGTTAAATCCTAACGATGTTCCAGTTGTTGATACTATGTAAACATCATCCGCTATTGATGTCGCACTTGTTACAGCACTAATACTTGATATTGAACCAAACTCACCAGCAAAGTTTCCACCACCACCACCAATGAATGATGATTGTGGTGATGTATTTTGTTGTCCACCACCAACTTTTGATCCAGAGCCTAACGCTAAGTTTTGAGAACCGCCACCAATTGTACTATAATCACCGGTTGCGGTGTTAAGTCCACCTCCCAATACTGATGATTGATAACCACTTGCGGTATTTGATAAATCAGTTCTTACTGTTGATTGTATACCAACAGATTCTTTTATTATAATATCATTAAGTGCATCGCCCGTGTATGCAACAACATTATTGTCATAATCAATACCTAATTTATATGTTGGGAATCCAGATGTTGATGAAACATTAAGTTTTGGAATATAAACGGTGTTGTCCGCAGTTCCAGTAACTGAAATCCCACCCAAAATTACTGAATTTTGACCTGTAAGTAATGAATTAGACGATAAAATAAATGAATTAGAACAAGTAACCGTATTTTGACAGCCACCTAATATTGAAGAATACGATCCCGTAACAGTGTTAAAATAACCACCTGAAACGGTTGAAAATATTTCTGATGAGTTGTTAAACCTACCTCCAGCAATAGTTGATCCGTATAATGAAGTTATTGTGTTTTGTTTACCACCCCCAATTGTGTGAAAACAAGAAAAAGTGTAAGACTCAATTGTGTTAGCAAAACCACCACCAATTGTTGATTCGTAAGCGTTTGAAATTGTGTTTTGAAAACCAGATACATTACCAAACATTGCTTCACCAGTATTTTCAGCTCCAGATGAATTATTAAAATACCCAGAACTTGTATTTCCGTAACCACCATTAATTGACATTCCATAACCATCTGAAAAATTGTTTTCACCACCCATTATGACAGAAGATTCTGAATTTAAAGTAGTTGTGTTACAACAACCACCACCAATAATATCATTTCTTCCATTTACATAGTTTAAACAACCGCCAACAATAGATCCATAGAAAGAAGATATAACGTTTTGTCTACCCCCAATTTTTGAGTATCTTGATGTGTTGGTATGTGTATTTGATCTACCACCATCAATAGTGTTATAACTACCTGATGATGTATTATATACTCCACCATTAATAACATTATAATTGGCTTCAACGTAATTTAAATTACCACCACCAATAAATGAGTAGTCACCGGTATTTCTAATTTTATTATTAATACCACCGGTAACTGTTGAGTAACTACCTGAATTTGTATTAAACCTACCACCAGAAACAGTTGCGTATCTCCCCAAAGAAGTGTTTGACTGTCCACATCTTACTGTTGTTGATTGACCACCAACTGGGTCTGTTATAATAATTTCTGCCATAATTTTTGTTTTTATTTAATAAATATCAAATAATTGGATAAAATTATATATTTATTTGTATAAACTTAAAAATTATTATACAATGCCAGTTATTAATGTGAAATCAATTCTTTCCGGATACTCCCAATCAAAATACGCCCAAGCGTTCATGCCAACACAACAAGTTAAAAACTGTATAACTTCGGTTTTAGGTATCCAAAACGTTACACTACCTTTAGGTTGTATTTGGGGAATGGCAGCATCAACTGATTATAACTATATAAGAAATTGTTTATCACAATATGGTACTTTTTCTGACGCGCAAATTCAAGCTTTAATTGACTGTATAAGTAATTGTAGAGTTGGTGCAACGGTCATACCTTTAGGTAAAGGGTACATACAGTGGAAAGATTGTTGTAATAATCTACAAACACAATTTGTATTTCCTAATACAACTTACGTACTATCTGGTTGTATTAAAACAAACACAATACAGTCTTATGTTGATAACAATAACCCACCAATAAGTTTTTCATCAATTACATATGGTGGTGTTAATTGTGATTGTCCTCCGCCATCACCTACACCAACGCCAACTGTGACACCTACTATTAATTTTACACCAACACCTACAACAACACCAACACCTACAAGAACCCCAACACCAACAATTACACCGACACAGACAATTACACCAACACCGACACAGACAATACAGTTTATACCAGTACCAAAAATATCACCAACACCCACATCAACGTTTAATCCACCACCAACACCAACGCCATCACCAAACATACCTACAATTGGTTGTAATACATCAGTTGGGCCAACACTTGAGCAGACGATTATTGGACCACAAACTTTTTTATATAAAGTGAATTTAGGAACACAAATTGGTAATGTATCATTGACATTAGACGTTATTTCCTGTAGTGATAGAGCGACTGTGATATATGATGGGCAAACTGTAATTGAAACTGGTTGTAATGGGAATTATTACGCTTTTTGTTACGCTGACCCACAATGTAATACCGGTGAACAATTAGCTCCTTGGAACGCTCCTTATTTGAGCGGTGATTTAGAAACTGGAAATTGTGGTCTAAAGGCCTCGTTTCATAAACCAACTGCTTCACCGACATTTGCATACCTTGTAATGAGAACACCCTCTCAACACGCAGGTGATACTTGTATCGAATCAATATATAGTGCGTCACTTACTTGTCCAGACGGCAGACCTAATGCACCTATTAGCTCAACATCTTTAAAAAGACTTCAAACCCCAGATCAATATAATTGTTTAACTGGTAATACATTAACGCCAATTACAATACCTGCCAACACAGTATTAACAATTTTACCATCTTGGGAAATCCCACCTACTGGGGGTAATAGTGTTGGTGGTATAATTCATACAGTTTGGACTGAAGGTGGGTTTCCTGCACCAAATCCTGCGTCTGTTTCTACAATACCGTTTTCACCAAACTGGCAAAATACCCAATATCCACAAGTTAGTTATTATTATTCCACAGCCTTACCAGATTTAACTTTTTTTGGTACTCAATTCAAATTTAATACTAACTCATCACAAGGTCCTTGGCCTTATCTTGTTGAATGTGGACCAAGTTCTGGACAAACGTTTAGTATTATCCCACAAGTACTACACACTTTAAAACCTTTTAGTGTTGTTTATAACACACCAGGAACATATGATATTACGGTAAAAACTCACACACAAAGTGGTTCATTACCTTGTTATTGGTACAGATTTAAGAATTATATAACCGTAGTTTAATAAAAAATAAAAATAAAAATATGCCAGTTATTAATATACAATCAATTCTTTCGGCTTACACGTCAACATTAACCGTAGGGCCTGTTGGAATACCAACTAATGTGATAAATTGTTTAAGTACAACCCTTGGGATAGACAATCCAACCTTATTGATAGGTTGTGCGACAATTTTGAATAACTCAACGGATTATAATTTAATTAGAAATTGTTTATCACAATATGGTACTTTTTCTGACGAACAAATATCTAGTTATTTAGACTGTATGTATGATTGTAGAGTTGGTGCAACAGTTATACCTAAAGATAAGGGATTTATGCAGTGGAAAGATTGTTGTGGTAATATTTTTACACAATTTGTTGAGGGTGGTCAAACGTATACATTGTCTGGTTGTATTAGAAATAATAGTATTGAGACTTATGTAGATGCGGCTAACCCGCCAATAACTTTTTCAGTAATTACTTATGGTAGTGGTGATTGTTTTTGTCCTCCACCATCCCCAACACCTACACCTACTGTAACACCCACAATTGGTTTTACACCAACACCAACACCAACCCCAACTACAACAAGGACTCCGACTCCGACTCCTACACCTACAAAAACACCTACCCCAACCCCAACACAAACAATACAGTTTATACCAGTATCAAAAATACCGTTAACCCCAACACCAACGTTAAATCCAACACCAACACCATCACCTTCACCCAATATCCAAATCATAGGGTGTGGTACTAATTTTGGTTTAACAGCAAGCTCAAATGTTAACGCGCCAACCACAAGAACCTATCAAATAAACTTGGGTACTGCTATTGGAAATGTACAAGTAGGGTTTAATTACCAATTAAGTCCAGATACAATGACTTTAATTTGGAATAATCAAACAATATTAGCTAGTCCGTGTCAAAGCCCATTTGATATTTATGTTGAAAACAATCCCCAATGTTTGGGTATTCCGAATTTTGGTGGATCACCTAGTTTTGACAATTTTCGTCAATATAAAATATGGACTTTTTATAAAAGTGCTGCAACACCTACTTTTGCGTATGTAACAGTAAGAACACCATCTCCATTTACCGGTTTTGATGGTGTTACTTATAATAAATCCGTTTGGTCTGCAAATGTTGCTTGCCCTGATAATCAACCAAGAAAAATTGGTCCAAATTCTTTATTAGAATTAAAAACTAATTCAGAGCTTACATGTTTAAGTGGTTCGCCAATACAACCACAAACAATAACGGTTGGTAGTAAAATAACAGTTTTACCAAATTGGTCACAAGGATTTCCGGTAACAAACGGTGTTTTTTCACTAAATAAACTTTATTTTGAGGGTGCACAATACGTTAGTAATCCATTACAAGTACCAACTAATTCATTTAATTCTTCTGTACCTAATTTTAGTTTATTAAATTTCTATAGTTTTTCAACTGGTGATTGGGTAGAAATTGGTTTGAACCTTTTAAATGCTGTCGCTTCGTCAACTTACACCTATACAAAACCAACATCTTGTGGAGGTGGTATTTTACCAATACCATTAAATCAATTACAAAATTACAGACCAGTTACCGTTCAGTATAATACACCAGGAACTTACGATATTTCAATCCTTTCTGATAATGGACAAATGGGTCAAAATACAAATGGGTATTTATTTTATCAATTTAAAAACTACATTACAGTAGTTCCTTGATAAGTAAACCAATTCGGTATTGATCTACTTTTCCAGTTTGCAAAATCTTTTTTTGCACCTATATAATAATTCCTATAAGATTCGGTCACTGAATTGACCTTATATTCATCTGGCATTGCTTTTGGTGGTTCTGTAAACCCAATATCTTTAATACTTGGTTTACTGTCTAAACACCACTCAATAATTTCTTGAGATTTATGTCTTTTACCATAACGGTATGTGTATTCCTTACATAATTCTAAACCCAGATCACATAAGTAAAGATAATTTGACAACGACTCCCTAGTCCAAATCGCACAAGGATGATTTTTATGTGATAATTTATATGGTGCCTCTGAGCCGATCACCCAATGTGTACCACAAAGTAGTTGTGCGGTTTCTAAAATCATCTTAACAACGTGTTTGTCACAATGATACTCCGCACATTTTTGAGTGTCGTAATCTAAAAAAAATATATTCATATCACAAAGATATAAATAATTTTTAAATTACCAAAAATTATTTGGTCTTAAAATCTTCTGAAGCTTCAAGTGCTTTTGATAATCCAAACTGGGATCCACCAGAATTAATTCTATTTATTTCGGTTACAGCATCTTCTACACTATCAAAATCTTTTACGTGTGATTTAAAAAAATCTGCAACTTCTTTTGCTGCAACCTTTGGGTCGTCATTCAGAGATTCCGGATTAGATATACCATATTTTTTGTAGTTTGCTTTCCCAGTTAATCCGTGGAATCCTCTACCCAAGTATTTGTAACCATCACCAGGTTCGGTATTTCCTAGATTTATACCAGATTTATAACCATATAAACAATCAAAGAATTTTTCATCGTTACATTTCATAGATTTACATTTTTTACCTCTAGCTCCAAAAATAGACTCAACTCTAGAATCAGAAGTACTACAGTAACCAATCTCATCTTGTAATTTAAAATTACTTTCTTTTTTAATAACAGATAAAATACCAATTTGTGCGTTTGGATTTGTTATTCCAGCACTTTCTAACGCTTTTAAAATAAGACCCATATTTTTCTTTTGGTCTGAATCCATACCACCACCAGTGTACTCAACACTTCCGGTGTAATTACCTTGATCTTCCGTATCTTTTTCATCATCACCTAACTTAACACCAAATAGATCTTCAAACTTCTTTTTTATATTTTGTACTGTGTCAGAAGATTTAACCTTATCAATAAGATCAGATAACATCCCTTCGTCCATAGAATGCATTTGTTTGATATTTTTTTTTTCGTCTTCAGTTATAAGTTTTTTCATAATTTTTATTTATAAATATTTGTATAAATAAAAAATCCCACCTAAAAGATGGGATTTTAGTAAAAATGAATAAAATTTATGAATGTTCAGATAATCGAACTCTATTAATTGACGCTTGGTCAGAAGAAGAGGTACAAGTAACTGTAAATAATAGATATATTGACATTGAGTTATCAAACGTTAATGTTGTCCTTGCAGGATTTGTGTTTGATATATCATTAGAATTTTGTTGTGTTGCGTTATACACATATGCAGTAGTACCAATTTTTTGTATATCTCTAAAATTTCTTAAATACCCATTACTAGTTGCTGATTGATTTGCACCAGTTGCTAACAATACAGCACCACTTAAAGTATTTGCCGAATTAACCCAAACTTTAGTAGTTACAGAACCAATACCAGCACCTGTTCTATGTACACCCCAAGATAATTCTAAAATAGAATTTGTTGTTAATGTATTTGCGGAAATTAAAATTGATTTAGAAATTGTTTCTACTGTTGTTCCACTAACTAAAACACCATCAGTTGGGTCTGCAACAATATTGAATACTGGTTTTTGATATTGGAATCCAGACGCTGTTACTGTTGTTGTATCACTATTTGTTAAAGTTAAAGTGCCGGCAGAAAAAGTAGCCGCTGAAAGGTATGTATCTGTATATCCGGTCAAAAATCCTGTAACATTAAATGTACCACCAGTATTATTTGTAAATGTACCAACACCAGTACCACTATTATATGTACCACCAGTAACAGTAAGATCTGATGCCAATATTGATAAAGTATCAGTAAATGAAACACCATCATTTCTACCAATTGTCAAATTATAATTTCCTGTATTAAACGTTAACCCAGTCACATATGTATCACCAGTAACAAACCCATTAACATTAAATGTTCCTCCGGTGTTATTTGTAAATGTTGCAGTACCTGCCGAATAAGTACCGCCAGTCACATATGTATCGCCAGTAACAAACCCATTAACATTAAATGTTCCTCCGGTGTTATTTGTAAATGTTGCAGTACCTGCCGAATAAGTACCGCCAGTCACAGTATAATCGTGGAATCCAGGAATTGTAACCAAACCATTTTGTCTATTTAATATTAAGTCTCCTGTTCCATAATTAATTGAGCCACCAGTAACATAAAAATCTTGTGGTGTTGACCCACTAACAACAAAACCACTAGCGTCCAAGCCTAAATTCATAATAGGTGTTCCAGAAAAAACATCACGGATATTCAATTTTGGAACATAAGCAGTATTACTAGTATTTCCTGTAATGTTTGAACCGGCGAGTATTGAGGATCCGGAAGCCGTAAGTAAGTTACAGCAACCACCAACAATTGTACTATAACAATTTTGAATTTTATTAAAACGTCCCCCAAGAATTGATGAATAGTGTCCATTTGATGTTGTGGTATTACTTCTACCACCAAGAATTGATGAATAACATCCAGATGTTGTGTTATAAACACCACCACCGATTACTGTATAATTAGCATTTGTAAAGCCAGATTTACCACCTCCTATTACAGAGTAGTCACCAGTATTTAAAGATGTGTTATAAATACCACCACCAATATTTGAATATCCACCGGAGTTTGTGTTATTTTTTCCACTTCCTACAATTGAAAAGATGCCTAATGTTTTATTATTTGCGCCGCATCTTACTGCTGTTGTTGTACCACCAACTGGATCTGTAATTATAATTTCTGCCATTTTTAATTTTTTTAAAAATTTTTATTTTATTATAAATATCACATAAAATAAAAAATATCACATAAAATAAAAAATCCCACCTAAAAGATGGGATTTACATAAAAAGTTAAATTTACTTTTTATCAATTACAGACCAGATAGTACCGGCAAGTGTCATAACACCACCAATAATTTCAGTCACTGTTGCCTCATCAACAAGACCTTTCATTACAAGGATACCACCAACAAATGTTAATGTATGTCTTACAACACCTAGGATTCGTTCTTTTGAAAGTTTCATTTAAATTATATTTAAAAGTTTATTTTATAATAATAAATATCTAAAAAACAATTTAAATTATTCTTCTTTGATTTTAAACCAACGTTTAAATAATTTTTCCCAAACATCCATTGCCGGATTAATGGCAACGAAAAAACCAATAGCACCAACAATAAAGTTACCAATAGAAGATTCTGACTCCAAATAGTATTTAAATAAATACAACCCAAACCAAACAATTGAAAATGAAAGAATCCAAGACAATAACAATAAAAGAAACTTTTTCATAATATAAATTTTAGAAGTTAGGGTGGGATTCGAACCCACAATGAGTAACCATCTTTAACAGATGGAATTAGCACCGATGCCTTTTATACTCCTAACTTAACGTCTTTTCTTACGTAAGATAAACATAAGAAAAATAAATAATAATAACAATACTGGTGACATAATTTTAATTTTTTGTAGTTTGGATGAGATTCGAACTCACAACTTTCGGCAAGACTTACTTTATATTCTTGGGTCATGACTCCCTACCTTTTATTGCTCACCGAACGCTTTACCAATTAAGCTACCGCACTATATAAACACGCTCCTAAGCATTCTACTCCCAGCTCCGAGGAATTGTATCTAACTTAGCCCGTTACTCACCGCTGTACAGGTACTTAGGTTTACGTGTTTCGTGCTGTCTTTCCAGCCGTCAGAGGGTTGAAGTAAGTCACTCCCACAATAGCATTTTTTGTAGTCAGGACAGGACTCGAACCTGTATTGTTGAATTGCCCAGCTTCAACTGCTTAAGTATAGCGTCTACCATTCCGCCACCTGACTATTTTTTCATTTCTTCTAACATTCTATCTAACTCTTCCCCATACTTCTTTGACTTCTCTAATCGTTCTTCAGATTGTTTAATTAACTCCTGACAGTCAATTGAGGGTTTTGATTTAAATAAGTTTATTGCGATTAATACAATTAAACTACCAATAAAACATCCAATAATTCCAAACAATATTAATTCCATAGTTTTTAATTTTTCGTTTCTTGATATGAAAGTATAAAAACCCATACACTCCCAATCACAAGCAAACATAATACAGACACTCTAAATAAATTGTGTACGATACCATTAATTGGTGGATTCCACATCGCGACAACACCCCAAATAATAACTGTTAATAGCGTAAACAATAACGATAATAAACCAGTAATTCTAATTGCTTTTTCCATAGTTTTTAATTTTTATTAATTTTTAGTAGTCAGGACAGGAATCGAACCTGTATCATACTTTTCACAAAGATTTTTAGTGATAACCAATTACACCACCTGACTAAATATTTTTGATAGTGTTGGGTTACCCATCTCGTCCCAATCTTAACTGCTTAATTGTAGTTTTACGATGCATCGGCAGGGGGTGCTGAATTCCGATTCCACTCTGGATTGTCGACATCCGTTGAGTGGGGAAAACCACTATCAATATT